CATTCTCTGGGCCTTCGCCAGCGGCCCTTCATACTCGATGTCGATTTCCCTGATTCCCATCTTGGACAGGATCGCTGGCGGCTGGGGCATAACTTCAAACTTGCTGGAGTTGGCGCGGGACATCACCCCGAATATCCTCTCGATCATCGGATTCATCAGTTCGGATTCGTCCCGGCCAATCGTCGGCCCTAACAACCGCTGCATCAACTCGTACCGTACCTGTACTTCGGTAGCTGTCATTTCCGGCCCTTCCTGCAACTTCAACTGATCGGAATAGAATATCTGCCGGATGGACTGCCTCAACTCCTCTTCCTTGATCTGGCTTACGTCGTACCTTATCTTATGATCCATCGTCCAGATAGCATCCTTGTCCCTGGCTACGTTACGGCCGCCGGGGTACAACTTCAGGCTCCCGATTACTCCTCCGTCTCTCTCGAACGTAGGCGGGTCCAGGTCTTTAGCCCACGCTTTCAACCCGAACTCTTTCGCCTTATTCAAAGTCTTAACGTCCGGCAGAGCCGTATGCCCCGGCCCGCGCCCGTAGGTTTCCCCGGAACTTTTGCTCCACCTTGGCACCATGAACGGAAACTCCCAGTATTTCTTGCTGGCTATTTCCTTCTCGTCGGCCAGAGCGATATAGTATGATATGAACGGCTGTTCCGTCTTGCCGTCCCCCGACGGGTACACGCAATGCAGGAACTTGAACTTCTCGTCATCCTTCTTCTTCTCGACCGCCTCGTTGATCCGGTTTCCTACATTCTCTTTCCCCCACTTCTTAACGGCGGCCCTGGCAGTCAGTTCAAACTCACGGAACAGAGTATCCACTCTTCCTTCGGCATCCTCGTCTATGGAGTACCCGGAGTTTTGCAACGCCTGGAACTGAAGTCCGTTAAACCCCATGTGAGTCAACGGTTTCTCTTCCACAAGCATGCAGGCCGTACCGAAGGCACCCTGATCCAGAAACACCTCGTGGATCTCGGAATTGAAATTGGATTGCCGAAGAGCAAGATACATCCGATCACTGCACACATCCAACCAACTCATCACTTCCTGCAACTTATTCAACCTCTCGTCCCGTAGTTTCAGACTGAACCACTTGGAAGATGACGGCGTAAGTGTCCCGTGCATGGACGCGGCCAGAAGTTCATTCGAGTGAATCGCAGTGGCATCGTAGAGTACCGTTGTCTGTTTCTGCCCCTCGGTAGGCTTGTACCCAATACCAATCCTTCGGGGAAATATAAACTGCGCTATTTCTTCCCACAATGGTTCGTAAAGCAACCGCGTGGCTTTTAGTTCATCGTTTCTGTGAACCAGATATTTAATGTCTTCGCTTGTTAATGTCGGCATTTATTCATCCTCGGGGCAAAAGAAAAGGCGCATAGCAAAGTGGGTAAGCACCTTGTTTGTTTATATACTTTATAATTTTTCATCAGTATCCTAACAGCGACCGCCTGTACGTAGGCGCCTGCGATAACAGCCCGCCCTCTTCCTCACTCAATAGACTTCTACGCCTGGTCCCTTGGCGCGTAACCGCCGCAGTCTTGGGAACTTCCGCCGCAGCCGGAGGTATGGCAGGAGCAGCATCCTTATTCTCTCCCGGCGCACCCGCCCCCGTTGCCCTGCCAATCGCCTTATTTATCCCCTGAGTCCCTGTAGAACTCTGAAGAAACTCATTCGCCGATCTCGTACCCGTCCTGTCCTGTATCCAAGGGATTGCATCACTCATGTTTCTTCACCCCTTTAATCTTACCCTTATTCTCGGAAGCATAGAACACCCGCTCCCCCTTTTCCTTCCCGTAATGGAGCAGCATCGACTTCTTGATCTTCTTGATCTTCTTAGTTAAAGGCACTCCACGCCTCCCTTCCGTACCCGGCAACGAACGGGTTGAAATCCAACTCCGACTTCAACTCCTTCCCCTCGTCCCGATAATCCCTGAACTGAAACTCCTTCACCATATCATATACATAAGCCCACATATCCAGAATATCGACATGATAAAACGGGAACTTACTCATCTCCTCTTCGATAGCCTGGATATATCCGCTATGTATCGCACTCGAATAAAACAACTTCCCGTTATTCAACGGCCACTGCAACGCACTCTCAACCCGGAACTCCTTGCTCCTTCCCTTCGGATTCAACAAAACCAGGTTCCTGGAATCTATCGAAATATGCCGACCACATGCCCGTAAAGCATTCGCTATATGGATCTCCGTCGTTGACATCCCCACCTTCTCCACACCCAACTGCATTATCATCCCGTTCCGCAAATACATCCTGACAACCGCATCTATCCCCTGCGAATGACTCATCTTGTCCGCTTCCAAATCCAATAAATAAACCTCCGACGCACCAATCTCGTCAACCTTCGGCTTCACACCGATCACCCCGAAACTCCACTTGTCCCCCGATTCCCTGGAAGTATCGTCCCCCCCAGCCTGATCCAATACCATGAACTTATACAAATCCCTCGGCACTTCCTTTACATCCACAACCCTCAACTGCTTGAAATCCAACCTCAACTCACTCACAGGAGTAGGATCGCATAACTGCTGACTCTGGAAAAACTGCGATGTCTTCAACTTCTCCCACGTGTTCGGCTCCACCAACACCGGCACCCCATCCCTCTGCCCGTTATCACTACCCGGTATCAACCGCAACTTATACATCGACCGACCATCCCCGTACTTCCGATTCTTTATCCTCACCATCGGCCCATAATGAGAATAATACGTCCCCACTATCCGAGTAATATCCCTGTCACTCCCCGTCCCTAAATTGTCATCCATCTCGAACTTGGAATAAACCTTCTCCAACATGTCCGGCGACTCCCGAATATCATCCGTCTCCAAATCGTCAAATACCACCCTCTCATAATGCCGTCCCGTCGGCTGTCCCTCTATCAACCCGAACGCCTCTACCGTACTCTCCTTCCGACTCGCACTCGCCCCCTTCAACCGAAGTCCTCCATCCAAAGACCACGAACTACTCTCCACAGACGGCTTCTCCCACACCACATCAGGATAACAAAACTTCAACGTAGCCGACGTCTCGAATACATTCTTCACCGCCTCCATAAACTTCTTCGCCAACGGCCTGGCATACGCCAAAATACAAGAACAATGCGTCGGATTCAACAAAGAATACTGTATCGTCTCCCCTATCGTAACTATCGAACTCTTAAAATGATACCTCGCCCATATATCCAACGTGTCCGTCCTCGGCCCACTCTGTATGTCCCAACACCGATTCACCACAAACGGATGATTCGCCTTCGGAATCTGCATTATAAAACATACCACAAAAAATAAATCCCTCTCCACCAACTGCCGATACGTACTCCTCGCATCTATCTCACCCCTGGCCAACGCACCGAATATCTCAGCATAATTCATCCTGTAAACAGCCCTGTGCCTACCCGGATCATACTCGGCATCACTCATCGCTATCTCAGGATGCGGAACAAAATCTATCATAAATTACCATTTCCTGAAAAAATTGTGGCGCGGCTACAGAGGTATCCAACGTTATCCACGGCAATCCCGACAGGGGGGGGTGCCACCGGCCTTCAGTTTTTGAAACCCATCATTTAATTATACCATGCTTCCAATCACAGTTTGGCTCGTTGAACCAAAGGCCAAGACTTGCAAGTTATTGAATATTATCATCATTATAATCATGCTCTAATCATACCCTACACTATACCCAACATCTACTTACGGTTTAGCCACTTGCCTAGATCTACAGGACTAACCTCGCTATTAATATTAAGGTTGACTGCTTGCCTGATAATGGGTTCCGTCCGATCCTTTACCATGCTGGCCGCAGCCAGTACTGCGCTAACGCTGGCCTTCTCTCCGTTGACCTCTCCATCTTTGAGTACAGACTTGACAGCATCACGTGCCAGTTTATCCATTTGAGGGTGACTTAGTCGATATCTCTCCATTTTTTGCTTAATTGATCTGACTTGCCAGTCATTTGGTATTTTCCCATTGGTGGCAAGTATTAGGGCATCCCTTGGTTCTACTCCTGTAGTTTGCATCAGTTCGAATGCTTTTAATGTTTTCTTTGTCAGGTCTCCGTGTTTTTTGCGGCAGTTAAGGGGTAGGGTTCGTTTTTTCTTTATTTGGGTAGGTTGATCTTGGGTAGTTTGATCGTTTGGCAAGGTGGTTACCTCTGTAGTTAGCAGAGCACTAATCCAAGAGGGTGTCAATACCTTTAATCTAGTGGGCGGTAAAAAAAGGATTCATGGATTGAATAGGGGTATCAGCAAGAGCGTTTCTTTTTTTATAAGTGCGGCGCGCTTCACTTGAGTTGCGCGCTTATCAGAGTGGAATCGCTGTGTTACACAACACTAAGGAGTAACATATCATATTTCAGAGATTTTTTCAAGGGGTTTACCTGCACTTTTTTATATTTATTTTAATCAACTTATCCACAGAGAGCTAATTTCTACAGTTGGTTATCAACACAGCATGTTAGTAAGCCTGTGAAATTGTGGTTGTGAAAATGTTGTTTAAAACTTGTTGATGAAATAAATATTTGTTAATAGTTTTATAATGTTACCATGCTATAGTACAATAATGTACTACGTTTGGCATACTTTTCTTACATATATATAAGATCGG